TTCTTATGGCATCTGCCTGTATAGGCTGGCAAGTTGGTGTCTTTAAGACTGAGGTTGATAGCCTCTTGGTACTTATCAGGGATAGAGAATTTAACTCGCTCTAAGTATTCATCAGGCAGGTTCTCAAAATCTTGTCGCCCATACCCTCCAACAATCTGCATAACCTCAGCCATTGCGCCTGAGTACCATGTTGGGCGTTGGTCGATATACTGCGTATAAACAGCGCCGTTAATAGGTTTTGGTGGTATAAACTCTTGAAAGTTAATACCGTAAGGACAGGCAAATCTAAGCAAGCGCATGCTCTCAGGCGCAAGCTCCGATGTGTAACCCATTAGCCTACTACGTGTTTGCTGCGTAATCCTTAATGGCAAGCCTTGCTTTTGTTTTAGTAACGCACTGCCATTAACGGCACCTGAAAACAACATTGGTACAGTTAATGGCGTGGTGTAATCGTCATAATCATCATTCGGTATCACCACCTTATGCGCGATAACTCTAAAGTTGCCGCCCATATCTTGTACGATAAAAGAGCCGCCATCAGGTAGGTCGTAAACCGACTTCAAGCTATCAATACCTGACAACTCTTTTAGGTTGGTGAGCTTTCTTGCTGCGCTTTCAATAAAAGCGCTGTCGTTATCAGTAAGCTTTCCACCAATAACATGCAACCCATACGGCCTACCCTGGTGCATACGTCACCTATACCGTCAGACTGATACGATAACCAATCTCATAGGTATCGCCGTCTTGAAAGACGCGAGGCGCAGCATACTTACTGGCACTAATGAGCGCGCCAGCCGTACTACCCTTGCTGCTATTAGTTAGCATGGCCGCACCTTGTACGGTCAAGCTACTGGCAGTTTTCATAGTGACTTTTGCGACGGCTGCCATGTTATCAATCGAGTTAGTTGAAGTATTGGTAGGCGTCCACGTTGGGCGTGTCGCTGCGCTATAACCTTCAGTCATGCTGACGATTTCGCTTGCGGCACTAGCAAAGCTTGCGGCTGTCCAGTTCGCTGCTGGCTGCGCTGCTGCTGAGAATAATGCTAGATGATAGCTGGCAGGTTTTGTCGTGGTGCCAAGCGCGACGTTTAGGATATGCGCAAGACCTTCGGTTGGAATAAGGTTTTCGGTACGGGTCCACTCGCCGCCATTGATGCGGTCAAAGTATTCACCTTTGGCCGTAATGCCTTGCCCGGTGGTAATACTGCCATCGTCATTACTTGTGTAGTCTTTGGCGCTTACCGCTGCTAGTAATGCGCTCGCTAAGAAGGGGTTTAATGATTTATGTGATTTCACGGTTTTGTCTCCTTTGACAATTTGGTTAACCGTGATTAGTTTACCGCTGTGACAAGCCTGCGGTCGAACCTTACAGTAGTGCCGGACTGAGCGCTGATATTGCTAATGCGTCCAGCTTGATACTCAACAATCTGTCCAGCACTACTACCAGCGACATAACCATTGCTCGCCAGCCATACCGTTACCAAGCTGCCGCCCTCCGCTGCCTCACCAATATCATTGCTTGGTATCTGTATCGCGCTGTTTGGAACTGGCGCTTGAGCGCTCTTAATAGAGATAGTCATATCGTCCGGCTGCGTGCCTTGAATAAATATCACATGGTCCGACTGACCAATCCATAAGCCGTTCTCGACCGGCTGTATAAAGGTGACGCGCTGGCTAGTCTGAATAAAGCCGTGGCGTTCATCGTGAAGATGATAAGCCAGTGGCTCAGAAAAGCGGATGACGTTGGCCGTAGCAGTGATTAAGCGACCGCGCCAGTAGCATAAAAATTTACCCGTAGGCATAGGTGATAGGTGGGCGAACTGTGCTGCCATGCCTAGTTTATGATCCTTAGTGATAGTAAAATCAGTAGCATCACGACTTGCTGTGCCTGCTAGTTGCATATCAGTGCCGCCAACACTGGTCGCGTAGATATTTACGCCAGTCACCGTAGCGTCAAAAACCATAGGCAGTACAATATTTGCTGACTCACCGGAAGTCACATAGTCCGATAAGCTAGACTCCATTGAGCCACGCAGCCATGAGATAGCCACGCTTCTTGATGACGGCTTGGTATTTTCCACGTTATCATCAGCAATCGGCACTGGCGGCTTATTAATCGTTAAAGGCTGGCACGTTTGACCATCGTAAGTGAACAAGCCTTGCTCGCCAGCTACCACGACCAGGTTGTTTAGTACGGTATGGCTTACGGTATTACTGCTACCACCGATAATCTCTAATTCCTCGTGCGTCCAGTTACCAGCATTAACCTTTACCCACATGCCATCGATTACCGCAAAAACGTCCTTATGCAATGGGCTTTGCCATAGGTTTTGATACTTGCTGTCTGTCACTTTACCGCCACTGGCAATCATATTGAGCTTGCCAGCTGGCGTGACATTGGCGTTCACCACATCGCGCATATAAACGAATGGCTCGCGGCCACCTTGCACCATAGCCGCATCTTCTGAGGTATTATCGATACCAAAACATGGCATAAAACTTTGACTAGGCATGATAGCCTCCTTTTCTGAATTGGTCTGAGTTGCCGTCAGGCGTGATAAATCTCTGTTTGTTTTGTATGTCAGCTGAGCCTGATTGATAGGCATTAAATCCGTCAGCCGTTATCCTTATAGACGGTTTTGGAGGCAAGCGTGGGCGAGTAACCGTCATTCTCTTATCAAAATTATTAAGGTCGTACTCACTAATGAATGAGTCGATACCCTCAATAGCTATACCTCTTACTCTTAGTGATATAAACGCCGTACCGTATGATGATAAAACCCCAGCACCAATACTTGTAGGCACATGAGCGCCTACTCTAAGCCCTTGCCACATATAAGGCTTGTCATTGCTGAGTGATTTTCCCATCGCTTCTGAGGAAAGCCCTTTTGGTATTACCCATCTATGTTTTAACTGAATGGTCGGACGCTCAATTACTGGCGCAGAAATACCACCAGCAGAAGAAACCGTACTCCATACTAATAATAGATTAGGCTTACCTATCGATAAAGTGTCAACAGACTGCTCTCTAAAGTAAATATCTTGACGAGTAAAAGGTATTTTTGGCAAGCCAGCCCTGCCAGCTGGTATGCCTTTTTTATCAAGGTTAATTACTATTGCTTTTAAATAGGTGTAAGGTCTACCAGTTAGGCTGCTATCCAACCCTTTTGTAATTATGGCTCTGTTTTTATTTTCTACCTTAGCTTTACCAACACCTTTACTTACCCAAAAATCAATAACGTGAGGTGTCCTTCCGCTATGGTTTGACTCGGGGTGATTATCTTTGGCTTGACTGGGCGCTTCGGCTGGCGCGTAAATAGTATGCGGTGACATACGTGGCTTGCCTAGCGCAATAGTGCTTTGGATAACTTGATTTGCTTCGCCAAAAGTAATCGCTCTGTGCTTCAGTTCAATACGGTTGTCGTTGCCAAAATTAATAATACCTATACCTGTTTCCACTATAATTGTGTTTGCGGTAACAACAGTTGCGCCAAATAAGGTACTTACTTCAGACTGTCTAACATATAGTACGTTTTGGTTGAGTGCTGGCTCAGGCACTTGTAAGTACCTAGGGTTTACATCAGGAACTTTAATACCGCGACCATCAAGATTAACCCTTTGCTCAGAAAATAATGGCGCACCAGTATTGATAACAACATGCTTTTGGCTGAGCTTAGTATCAAGCCAGCCTTGCAAGCGAATGGTTTTAGTGCGGTCTGAGATATAGAGCTTGCCAAACAAGGTTGCGGTATCACCCATTGTTGCGACCTTGCGCCACTGGGTACGAATAGCAGCTGCGCCAAACTCCATGCTATCGTGTCCGTAGGTACGCATTTCAGGCGTTAGGTTATATACACGCCCCTCACCATAGAGTGTAAGCTGCCTCCATTTTGGGGCAATAATATTAAAGTGGATAAAGGTATGGGGCGTACCATAGCGGTTAGGCTCAAATCCTGCTGGCTCGATGTACTTATTATAGGTGTCAATCGTTGGTAGGTTTATCTGTGGTGGTGCAATGCTATATCTTTCATCAAAGCGCAGCGTTCTAATGGCATGTGAAATCATAGGCTCGCTTATCTCTAAACTCTCAAAGCGACCAATACCTCTAAAGTACCGCCTATTACTTTCAACCAATGGTCTGCCGTATGTTGAGTGAGTACCGCCACTATGAACCACTACCCTTGCATCATTATATATTGAGCTGTACGAGCCAAAGTAAGGCGCGTCCACGCCAAAGGTAGATAGATACCTAATCGCGCCAGCAACCATACCACCACCGATAATAGGCGGCTTAATGCCCATCGGTAGTAATGGCTCTGCGTTATTATCTATGTACGTGTAACCAAATCTCTGCGACTGAAAACCAATTACACCAATGCGCTTATTTCTATTCTCTATCGATTGCCAGTCTGACCACTTGGGAGGCGCAAGCCCACCAGTAAGGTCAGGCTCTTGCTTGATGTACTGCACTGAATTATAAACGTGCGTATAGCCCCAGCGCAGTGCTTGGTATTCTGCGCCAGTGAAAAACCCTTTTGTGAATAGCTGGCGTGTGTACCAATCGATAATTGGCACGCCAAAGCGCTCAGCAAATCCTAATGGATATAGTGTTTGTGCTACTGGTATGATACGAGTACCAAACAAAGTGGCGATATAACCAACTGGCGCGACTGTCTGTAGTCGCCCTACCAAATGTTTTGTTGGGTATTCTTTAAATATAGAGGCTGGCGCGATTGAGCGTGGGCTAAAGCTCGCCCACGACCTGCCATAGCCTGAGCTGTCATAGCCTTTAGCAATCAAATCTCTTACATTGCGCGTCAGTACCGCCCTGCCGTTGAGATTAGATACCCATGATAAAGGCGTGAGCAAGCGAACACGCAGCCATACTGTATGCTTCTCGCCATATTCAGCGCGGTCAAAACCATCTAGTTTAATGGTTCTGTTTTTATACCAAATAGTTGTTTGACCTGATTGATACGCAAGCAATCCTTTAGGTGCAAGCTCAGGTGTCTTTATAACCACTGGCTTGCCAAGTACAAGCCTATCAAAGCCAGCTGGCTTGACGGTGCGCTGACGATAGCCTATCGCTGGCGTGTTGAAAGCTGGCGCGTCAATACTACCTACGAATATAGACGGTGTTTTATTGCGTACATTGGTTGTGCCAAAAGTAAGGCTATCAACACCACTTGGGCGGCAGTACCGATTGCTGTTTTCTAGGGTAGAGTAATCACTAAAGCTGCCGTCATTTACTGCTACTGCTGATATAAATTTTGAAGTATTCCTTATCGCGGTATCACCAAAAATAGCTGAGGTGATTAACGAGGGAACATGCAACCTACGCATGGGGTCAAAGATTTTAGCGTAACCTGAGTCAAAAGAGTTAAACCCAGTGACATTAAGCGGTCTTGTGTGATCCCATATTGTTGTATTACCCCACTTAGTATGCGATAAGCCGTCAGGCTTTAGCGTGGGAATAAAACCAATGCGGTGCTGAACACCAAACGCTTGCGAGTAAATACCTTTAGGGTGTGCGATGTAAGGTCTAACAATCGGGCGCTCGACT